TCAACAGTCACGTTGCCATTCTTGGTTGAGTGCTGCCTGTTTTGATCACTCTGTGTAACTTGATTTTCTAGTTGCGGAACGTGAGATAATTTTTGAAAGAATTGGGTATCGACGCTACCGTTTACCCTGGCAAAATCAATTTCCGCTTTAGCGCTATCTATGATTACAGTGCCTACCTGACAAACAGCCTTTGCACGCTCTATATCCATTGGATCATCTTTGTCTTGCAAAGCAGTCAGCGTGTTAAAAAGATGGCTTCTAAGTGCTTGTATGTCGTTCATCTTGCTTGCTCCGTTTGTTAATTTGTCTTGTGATTGCACCTTTTAGCTGATATAGCTGAGCGATTTCTTTATCGTATTTGTGGATGCTATTTCGCTGTGCATTTTGCTTTTTTGTCATTAGGGTTAAGTTGGTAATTTTTACTTTTTCTGAGTTTCCGTCGATAAAGGTCAAGATAAAGCCTTGTGGTATTTTCCCATTCATCCGCTCCCATATCATTCGGTGTTGCAATACCCATTGGCGTTTACCTTCAGCCATTTTTATTTCAAAGTAGCCGCCGGTGAATCTAATAGTGCCTACAGCTTTGTAATTTAACGGCCTTTGCCCTGGCTTAAATTGAGTTGGCATCATCTTCGGGTGGTTGCCAGTTTTTTTGCCTTTGTTGGGCGGTATTTGTCCTTTTTTGAATCTGTAGTCTTTGCCAATTTCATCGCCTTGCCTTAAACGTTGTGCCATCGGTGATTTCTGATACCAGCTACCTTTATTCAATTGATGCTTTGCAGCTTGCTGATAAACTTGTTCTAATCTGCAATTAAATAACTTTGCTAAAGTTTTGGTAAAAGTGCATCCATACAAATGCTTCAGCAAAGTTATTTCTTCTGTCGTCCAATATTTTTTAGCTTTATTAATGCCTAGTGATTTAGTCATTATTAGTTAATCGTTGGGTTAAGTAGAATTTGTAGCTGAGCAATTTTAGAAATGCGGACGATTTCTTTGCGGTCTGCTATACGAAATGCTAGGCGGCAGGCGTATAGCTCGCCAATACAGCATTTGATATGTAGATGGTCTAAAAGAACGCCATGCTCAAGACGTGTTGAAAGCATCTTAAAAAAATGAAAACTAAGGCTTAAATTTAATTCTGTGCTAATTTTTTCCCAGGTATAAAGCCAACCTTTAAGTGCTGGTAAAACCTCAGTCCATTGACCTGTGTTATCTCTAAACACTGGCACATCATTTGCGCAGTCAATCGAACCATTTTTAAGCTGATCTAAGATGCTTTGTGGCATATCAAACACGGTGAACTCATCAAACAGGGTAGGGAGTGGCACTACGCGCTCAGTGTAAGTAATGCCTCGGCGGGTGTTCTTTTCAGCTAGGCGGCGTTGGGCACGGTTCATAGCATCATGCCTCTTGCCCAACCAACGATATTTTCAATATCAAAGCCAGCTGGTAACTGTACGTTTTTAACTCGATGGGCAGGTTCTGCCATCACTAACCACGGTTTTTTAGCATTAAAATCGTCTTCGCTTTTGTAAAGCACGCCAAAGCCAGCTTTTAATTCACCCAGATACAATCTGCGTTTCATTGTGTCGCCACCTAGCTCTAGTGTTGAGCCTATTGGTATAAGTTTTAAGGTGAGTTCCATCATTAACTCTTTGCAACTTTGTTAGATTTACTGTTGATGAAGCGTTTGTGTGCCCACATGCTTGACACAATTGCCAGTGGTCCAGCTAATAGATAAGCGGAAGTTTCTAACAGTCCTGCTTGCGGTATGGTTTTAAATAGAACGAGGTTGCTTAGTGCAATAGCAAAACTTGTGAAAAATGCGGCTTTGTAATGGCCGTTATTGACATTCAGGCTTTGAAAGCCAAGCGCAAACACCAAAATAAAAGTGCTTAAAAATATGAGTAGAGCGCTCATAGTGTTATCCCAGCTCTGCGCCATGCAGTTGCTAAGTCATAACCACAATTTTTCATGTAATAAGCTGTATTTTTAATGCGTTTTAGTAAATTAAAACGGCCAATGAGTCTTTTAAAGCGTCTAAATAGACTAGGTTTTCTAAAATAGCATTTTGTAGATGGGCGCATGATGTTCCTTAAAATGCGGTAAGTAATGGTTGAATGAATAAAATACTGAGTGCCAATGCGATAGAAAACATTATGCTTTTATCAAGCATTTCGGCGCTCTTGTAGGCTTTACGTGTCATGTTTTTAGTCATGATTATTCTTCAGGCGCGTAATGTTTTTCGGCATGTTCACCCATCATTTTGATAATTAGGTCATGACAAGCCCCTATATTTTCTAATGTTGGTGGACTTGTTCTTGAATCACGTTCGCAGATTAAATCTGCAAGTTTTGCTAAGTCTTCAACCTCTACATTTACGGTTTGAACATTCATGATTAACCCCAAATACAATTTAAATACTGACTAATTAATGAGTGATATTCGCCGTTTCACAGCGAAATCTATTAGTGACTAGAGACTCTTGGTGCAGCGGAAGCCGACAATGACGAGGTCGCCGCCAGGCCAGCCGTAGTTGAGGAAGAACGCGCCTGCGCGGTCGTACGAGCCCCAGCAGCCGCCCCGAACGAGCGCATTGCCAGACCAATCACGTGCGCCATCAGGACGGTAGCCCATGCCTTTTTGTTCGCTAAAGTAGGGTGGAGTCATGAGAGATACGTCATCAGCTTCAATACGTTTATTGATTAAGCCGTTTTCATCGCCATGCACATCATCAAACACCCACTGAAATACATTGCCGTTGATGTCGCAAACAATTTCACCGTTACTTAACGTTAACCAGCGGCGTTCTTTTTTATCGGTAGGGATAAAGTCACCTGCTTGAGCAGCGCTCACATGACCATTTCGGATTCCACGGAATAGCTTGCCTTTGCCTACTTCGCCTTTAGTCCAATTTGCGGCAACGTTGGTGGCGTTAAATGCCATAGCTAACCATTGCAGCTCAGTAATCAGTTTGTAGCCTGCAGCTTCAGCAGCTTCTTTGGCTTTGTGGTAGTTGATGTTTACCCACGGTTTGCGGTTAGCCACAATAATGGCTTTGCCATCATCTGATTGGCTAGTTGCATATTGACCAACTTGGAAAGCTGGTACTACAGTGCCGTTTGGTAATTTGGTTTCAGGTACGGTAATAAATAGATCGCTGACTGTTTCAGGACTGGCGACTTCTGTTTGTGGTGCGATTGTGTTTGAGGTGTCCATCAATATCCCCTTAAATATTATTAAACCAATAGGTTTTAGCTGGGCGTTGTTGTGCTTTGCTTATGCGTATTGGTGCTGTGGCTGGCTTGTTTTGCATATTGGTAGCAATGCGTACAAGGCAGGTTTTAATCGCGTCACATGCTAGGGCTTTTTGGAAGGTGTAACCTAATTGAGGTAACTTACTGCGGTTGAAAACAGTTTGTAATTCAGTGTTGGTTAGTGACATTTTCAAACCCTTGAATAGTGGCGTTTGAAATACTTTATCAAATGCTAATGTTATATGCAATAGCAAATACTAATTATTTATTATTATTTACTAATGTTGATTAAATTTAGGCAATAAAAAACCCGCACTAAGCGGGTTTGTTTAGGATGGATTGGTTACTTTAGATTTTCAATTTTAAGGTTTTCAGTATTGAATTCAAATGTTGGTGAGCCTTCTTGAAAGAAAGTTACTTGAATATGTAATTTTCTAGATTTAAGTATTTTACTAATAATTGTTTTTGGTTTTGTTAAAAAATAAACTTTGCTGCTACTATCATCTGGCTTATGTACTTCTAATGAAATTACATCACCATCATCAAATCTCAAGTTAACTCTACAGTCACTATATGAACAATGCAGCTGACCTTTGCTTACGAAAAATATAATTTCTTTACCGTATTTAGGATGATTTCTAATTACTAATTGTGCGGTAACATTGCCATCGCCATATGGAAAATCAAGTTTATAGTCATTTTGACTTTTTATAGTAGCTGAATAAATAGACTTATTTGAAATATTATCTAAATAAGTGTCATATTCCCATGTATTTATAATTGGTAAAAGTGCTGATGGCTCTTTAGTTGCTGCTATTGGTTTAATATAAAGTTGATTGTTTTGTTCTATTGGTTTTTTCCCGCTCGCTATAAACCAACTAACCATTATTAATAAAACTATTATTGTAAAAATTAATGTTGAATTGTCTTTTTTATCTATTTCAATTCCGCAATATGGGCACTTTTTTGCTTGATCACTGATTTGCTTGCCACACTCTTTACATGGTTGTAGTGCCATATTAATCCAATTATTTAAACTTAGTTACTTGTTGCGCCTGTATAACTACGCCAACAATGTTAACATTATTAGCTGATTTAATTGGATATTGAGGATTCAAAGGCTTTAAATACCAGTCAGCACCGTCTTTAATCAATTGTTTAAGTGTTGCTTCATTATCACCATTTTTAGCAATGACATAATCCCCACTAACTGATGGCATATCAGGCTCTACTATTATAATCATACCTGGTGTAAATATGGGTAGCATACTGTCGCCGACGACACGTAAGGCATAAGTGTGCTCTCTAACTCTTGCATCTGTAGCGATATATTCTGATCTTTCTAAATCTTCAAATGCTTCTCGAAATGCACCTGCTTGCACCATATCTAATACTGGTACTTTATTTATTAACTGGCTGACAGTTTGTACTTCATAGTTTGCTAAATCTTGGTTTGCTTCAAGCCTATCTAGATAATATGGGGCAAGATTAAATTTTGTTTCAAGCTTTCTAGCTGATTTCTCACCAAAGCTACTATGACTATTAATAAGTTGAGATAGGTAAGAGGCATCAATATCAAAGGTTCTTGCAACCTGCGCCGAACCACCATTCATTTCTATGAATGCTTTTAAGCGAAGGATTCTAGTTTCTTTTAAGTCCATATTCCAAGTTTCCCATTTAATTACCAAAAACTAAATTCATAAACACTATTGCTTTAAACATTAGTATTTGCTAATCTTTCATCATATGAAAAACGATACTGAAATCATTGATGCATTTGGCGGCAACCAAGCAGTTGCTGAAATTTGTGCTCCTACATTACCGGCTGTAGTTTCTGGATGGAGAAAGCGCGGTATTCCACGTGCTTGGCTTAATTTTTTAAAACTACATACCCCATCAATTTTTATAGATGAAAATTCCTCTAAATCTGAGGTTTTAAATTCTAATTAACCCTTTTACCCGTGCCACATCGGGGCTGGTTTGTAAGCTGAACGCAGCGAGTACGAATGTGGCTATAACGATGAATCGTTGACATATTACCTCCTCGTTGTACCCACCTAAGCCTGAATTTTAGGTTTAGGTGGCTTATTAATAATTGGTTGATATGTGCATTATCTTATTGATTATAAACAATATTTACGTTATTTTTAAGGAACATACACGTTGAAAATTTCTCATTTAATCTATCGCATTGCGCATGCTTATGCAGGCGGTATTGTTGCGTTAGCCAGCGATATGGGGCGCGGTGAAAAAGTCTTATCTAGCAAGTTAAATCCGAATACTGAAACGCATCATTTGAATATTGAAGAGCTAGATATGCTGGCAGATTTTGCCAATGCAAATTTAGCTGTGGCTGAGTATTTTGCTGACAAGGTGAATGCGGTGGTGGTGGAGTTGCCTACCGATGAACTGACGAGCGATATGAGCTTGCTAGATGGGTTTATGCAATCAACAGCTAGTAATGGCGAGTTTGCTTGTGCATTTATTGAGGCTTTTAGTGACGGAAATGTCACTACAAAAGAGTTTGAAGCATTGCGCGGCAAGTTATACAAGAATATTTCTACTCAGCTGAGTTTTTTAAACAAAATTGAGCGAGTAGTGCGGTAATGGACATTTGCGACATAGCTAGCGAACAAGAAGAAATAGCACGAAATGCGTCTGTTTTTGAAGTTCAGAATAAACCAGCTGCAGCTGAAGCCACTGGATTTTGTTTAGAGTGTGATGCGCCCATAGTGCCTGCCGTTGAAGGCAAGCGCTGGTGCGATAAGTATTGCCGTGACGACTGGTCAAGATGGCACCCTGAAGCATGAGCGAACATCAATCATCAGCAGAGCCAATGTATTCTGAGCTTTCAGAGCAAAGCGTTATTGGCGGTATTTTTATAGATAACACGGCTTACGATAAGTTAGTTGGCGTAATTACTGAGTATGACTTTTACCCGCGTGAGCATCGACTGATTTTCCGTGCAATTTCCCATTTATTAGATGCTGCAAAGCCAGTTGATGTTGTCACGGTGGCTGAATATCTAGATAGCCACAAGTGTTTAGAGGACGCTGGTGGTGTTGCTTACATGGTGCAGCTAATTCAAAGCACGCCTGGTGCAAACAACACATTGAGTTACGCCAATGCAGTGCGTGACTTTTCATTACTGCGACAAATGGCGGCTATTTCCGCTGAAATTTCCTTAAAAATATCAAAACGCGATGGCATGAGTGCTAAAGATCTACTGGACTTTGCACAGAGCCGCTGGATGACTGTTGGCGAAAGCCTTAACCGCGCAAATAACACCATGAAACACGTGAGTGATGTCATGGTGACGGTGATCGATAAGCTTGATGAGATGTATATGCGTGAGTGCACGGATGATGTAACGGGCTTGCGTACGGGCTTGGATGACTTGGATAGTAAAACCACTGGTATGCAAGATGGCCAATTGATTATTTTGGCAGCGCGGCCAAGTATGGGTAAGACCTCATTTGCTTTAAATATTACCGAACATGTAGCGCTTAAAGAGCATAAGAACGTGGCTTTTTTCAGCCTTGAAATGATTAACGAACAATTGGGCATGCGATTGCTTGCCAGTGTTGCAAAAATCAACGCGCAGCGCGTTAGCGTAGGTCGTGTGAATGATGATGAGTGGTCCTTAATTGGTAAGGCTGTATCTGATTTAAAAGACGCTGGCATCTATCTTGATGAAGAAAGCAACCTAACAGTTAATGATATTCGCGCACGTGCTAGGCGCTTACAGCGTGAGCTTAAAGGCGAGCTAAACCTCATTGTGATTGATTACCTGCAGCTGATTTCTATTAGCGGTGGTGATACCCGCGCAAACGAGATGGCTGAAGTTTCTCGTGCATTAAAGCTGTTGGCTAAAGAATTACATATTCCAATTATCGCACTATCGCAGCTTAACCGTGGATTGGAGAGCCGACCAAACAAACGCCCAGTGATGAGTGATTTACGTGACAGTGGCGGTTTAGAGCAGGATGCGGACAACATTTACTTTATCTACCGCGATGAAGTGTATCACCCAGATAGTCACGACAAGGGCATTGCTGAACTGATTGTAGCTAAGCAGCGTAATGGACCTATAGGCACAGTCGCCACTACGTTTGTGCCACACCTGATGCGCTTTGAGAACCTTGCACAAACTTACGAACTTAACACTGAAACACCTAAAAAAATCGGAAAATCCGCGCCGAAATTTCCGCGAAAAAATGAGTATTTGGAAGATGAAAGTGAATAGAAAATGATATTTAAAGAGCAATGGAAGTCTGCAATATGGGATAGCAAATTATCTGCTAATGCAAAAATACTTCTTTTAGCGGTTTTTATTAAAATTAATGACCAAGGTGTAATGGTTGCTGTTGATTCTATTAAAGAAGTTAAAAGAATGGCAAGTTTGAATGATGAACAATTTAGTGAGGCAATCATTGAGGCTATTGATTCAAAATTCTTGGTGATTGATAGCGTTCAAGATGATAACTTTCCTAATATTCAGCATTTAATTTATGTGGTGAGGCTGCCAAATGACTGATTTTTATTCTTGGCGACATGCGGTATTGGAGTCTGATGTTGCGTCCACTACAAGGCTAGTTTTGATGGTTTTGGGTAGCTATATGAACGAAATTGGTGAGAGTTGCTTTCCAAGTATTGAAACTTTAGCTGATAAAACAAAGTTAAGTAGTCGGGCGGTAATTACTCACCTAGATATTGCTGAAAAAGCAGGTTTTATATCACGACAGAAACATGGTTTTAAGGGTCAAAAATGGGCAAGAAATGAATATAAAGCAACTTTTCCAACTCAAGAAAATACGCAAAAGGCAGTGAACGACATTCATCACCTTAATGAAAAGGTAGTGAACGTTGTTCCAGAAGGTAGTGAACCTGACGACAAAAAGGTAGTGAAGGACGTTCACACTAACTATCCATATAACTATCCAGTTAACCAATCAGTTGTTTTTCCTACTTCCGTAGAAAAAACAACACCGCGCGAGAGCGAAAAAAATATTGTAGAAATTCCACCAATGCGACCAGAAGGATTGCTTGCGTGTCGCTTGATTAAACTCAATGTTTCAGTGACCAGCATTCATCCAGTTTTATGCAAGTGGGTAGCTGACAATATCCCCATAGATTTCATTGAGCAATGCTTGGCACTTGCCAGACAAAACAAACCATGGCCTGAAAAAATAGCAGCTGGTTATCTGGATGCAATCATCCGCAATGAGTTGAAGCCTAAGGCTGATAACAGCTGGCTTATGACTGATGAAGGTACTATCGCTAAAGGACGTGAGCTTAGGATTGAGGCGAGAGCTGGTGAGAGCATGGGTGAATACCGACAGCGCTTGCGTAATTCCCTTGGACTTGGTGGCAGCAAGGCGGCTGCATGATGGAGAGAGAATCAAGTCATGCATTGCCAGCGCATTGTTATGGTGATCCATCCGTTGTGATAGAGCGTAAACAGTTGAGTGAGTTGGGGTGTCAGGCATGCAATAAACATACTCACTTGCTTGGTAGGGTTGTCTGTACTGACCCGCGCAAATTGTCCAACAAAGATGTGCCACGTATCGGCAGTAAATGTAAATATTTTGAGTTGAAAGGTTAACGATGGCGCTTGATAGTTATTTAGTTTCGAGAATGTGTAACTGGGCAAACTGGGCAACACGCGGCGTTGATGGTGGTATTGGTTATCCAAAGAGATCTGCATTTACTAACAACATGCCATGTGGATCAGGTATGGATTATTCACTTGAAGTAAATGAAGGTGCAATGGAGATTGATGCATGTATGAAGGCTTTGAGTTTAACTAGGCATGAATTGTATTCTGCTGTTTACATGCATTACCGTCGTAATGATTTAACTATGGCTGATAAGCTGCAAAGCTTAGGCTGTGTAAAGAGTACCTATTACGTTAAAATTGACCTTGCGCATAATCAAATACTTGGTTTCTTAAATGACTTATCTTGTGGTATTTCAATACCAAATTAAATTATTTTTAAAAAGTTCTTGACAGGTAATCGGACTAAAATGTATTGTTTCAGCTATTCTGTTTATTGGTGTATCTACATAACCCGCAACGCTTTATTGCTTGCGGGTTTTTTATTGCCTATGACTAACCGAGAATCATCATCAAAGCGTGGTTATGATTCAAGATGGCAAAAAGCTAGAGCAGCTTATCTACGTAAACATCCGCTTTGTATTGAGCATAGTAAGCTCAGTCAAGTTATTAAAGCTACTGTGGTTGACCATATCAAACCTCATCGTGGTGATATGCTTTTATTTTGGGATAGCAGTAATTGGCAATCACTTTGCAAACATTGCCACGACAGTCACAAGCAGAGACTTGAAAAAACAGGTCAAATATTAGGCTGTGATGTTGCAGGCTTACCGATTGATAATAATCATCATTGGAATTTAAAGAGGTAGGGGTGGTAAAAAGTCTACAACCTTTCATTTTCTAGACCGTCTGCTTATATTTCTTTGTACTACCGCGTTATTTATAGGGGGGGGTGTTATTCACTCCAAGTTAATGTATGGCTAGATTGCCTAAACCTACACATTTGAAGCTTATTGAGGGTAATAAAGGAAAACGCGGCGTCAATAATTTAGAGCCTGATCCTGATTACCTAAATGATTTAAGAGCACCTAGTTATTTACCAGTATTTGCCAAATCAGTTTGGGATGATCTGGCACCAAAATTACGCAAAGCAAAGTTGTTAACTGTTTTGGATGTTGAATCTGTATGCCAGCTTTGTATTTCAATTGCGCAATATCGACATGCTACGCATGAATTGAATTTAGACTTTATTCGACATGGTGAAAAAGGTCAGTCACTTAATCAATTGATGGTGGCGCAATCAATGGCATTTAAACAAGCAAATGCAATTATGCAACAATTTGGAATGACACCAGCTGCTCGTTCGCGTGTGGCTGTAAATTCTCAAGGTGATTTATTTGGCAATGAAAAAACAGGTACAAACTACCTCACGTGATGCAGTTACAAGTTACGCGAGAAAGGTATTATCTGGAAATATAATAGCGGGTCCGTATGTGCGAGATGCATGTACGCGACACCTAAGAGATTTAGAACAAGCCCCTGAACGGGGCTTTTTTTTCGACCTTGAAAAAGCAAACAGAGCGCTTGGTTTTTTCAAGGATGTATTAAAACTCAATGGTGGGCAGTTTGAAGGCAAGCCATATGTACTTCTGCCCTGGCAATCATTCATCATTGGCAGCCTATTTGGCTGGGTGGATGCGCAAGGTATGCGCAGATTTCGCATTGCATACATTGAAACAGCCAAAGGCTCAGGTAAATCACCATTAGCTGCGGGCATTGGTTTGTATGGTTTGGTCGCTGATGGTGAGGCGCGTGCAGAAGTCTATGCTGCTGCAACTAAAAAGGACCAGGCGATGGTGCTTTTTCGTGACGCTGTCGCGATGGTTGATCAATCACCAATACTGCGAGCGGCCTTAGCTAAATCTGGCATTGGTGCAAGCACTTGGAACCTTGCTTACCACAAAGCGGGTAGTTTTTTTAGACCAATCAGTGCAGATGATGGGCAATCAGGCCCACGTCCGCACATAGTGCTGCTTGATGAAATACATGAGCATAAAACTGCAAACGTAGTTGAAATGTTGCGCGCTGGTACAAAAAGTCGCCAACAAGCATTAATCGTGATGATTACCAACAGCGGTCACGACAAGCAAACTGTTTGCTGGAATTATCACGAAGCCTCAATTCATGTCAATCAGGCATTGACCGAACAAGATAAATATTTTAATGATCAATTCTTTGGTTATGTATGTGCATTAGATGCGGGTGAAGACCCAATCAAAGATGAAGCGTGCTGGGCTAAAGCCAACCCGAGTTTGCAAGATGGAATACCAGGCTTTAAATATCTGCGTGAGCAAGTCACCGAAGCACGCGGTATGCCAAGTAAAGAATCACTAGTCAGGCGCTTAAATTTTTGCGAGTGGACTGAAGCTGAAAGTCCTTGGATTAGTAGTCAAGCTTGGTTTGACTGTCAAGAAAAAGAATTTGACTACGATTTACTCTATGACAGACGCTGTTATGCGGGCTTGGATTTGTCTAGCACACAAGATTTAACGGCTTTAGTTCTATTATTTGAGCCATGCAATCACGATAAACACTGGCGTTTGGTACCTTATTTTTGGTTACCTGGTGACGGATTGCACGAAAAATCAGATAAGGACCGCGTTCCATACATTGCTTGGCGTGATGCCGGCTACTTGGAGGCTTTACCTGGTCGCGCAATTAACAAGCTTGCTGTATTAAAACGCACCGTAGAAATTTGCAGCATGTATGACGTGCAAAGTATCGGCTTTGACCGATGGCGCATAGAAGATTTCAAAATGCTGATGGACCAAGAGGGGGCAAGTTTGCCCCTTTCGCCATTTGGGCAAGGCTTCAAAGATATGGCGCCTGCGGTTGATACTTTTGAAAGCATGATTATTGATAAAACATTGCGTCACAACGGCAACCCCGTTATGACATGGTGCGCCGCCAATGCAATTATCGCCACAGACCCAGCAGGGAATCGCAAGGTGACAAAAGAAAAAGCCACTGGGCGTGTTGATGGCATTGTGGCAGCGATTATGGCTGCTGGGAAAATCAATAACGAAGTAGTAATAGAGGCCACAAAAATTAAACAAGGCTTTGTTGCCCTGTAAGGATCAAAATGAATACTCAAAAATCTAGGTATGACGCTGATAAAGTCGCCATTAAAGGCAGCGTTATATTGACCAACTGGAAAAAAGAGCGTGAAGAAGCGCGCGCAGTTGTTCAAAACTCAGATAGTACTTTGGTTCGCAGTAGTGACATGAAGGTTTTAGAGTTATTCGGCATCAACCAAGGCAAGATAGCCGTTAATGCGCAAACGGCGCAGCGTTTATCAGCAGTGGGCGCATGTATCGGCATCATTGGCGATGCAATGTCCACTTTACCACTTCATCATTTCAAACGCGATGGAGATGACCGCAAGCGTGTGGTTAATAGTCCGCTTAACAAATTATTGAATCAAAGCCCGATACAAAACTGGACAGCCTCCAGCATGTATCAATGGTGGGTGCGCTGCAATATTCTTCGCGGTGATGCAATCACTGAGATTATTAGAAACAAGCAGGGTGAGCCGATTAATTTACTGCCTTATCACCCAGACCGAGTGCAAATTAAGCGAATTGGCAATGAGATATTGTATCAATTTACGCCATTTGATGATGGAAAAACCTATGTTAGATCATCCGATGATGTACTGCATATTGCTGGTAATGGATTTGATGGTGAAAAAAGCCTTTCGGTTATTCAGCATGATGCTAATCACTCGATTGGAATTGCCCTGGCAACCAATCAATATAGCAAAAAATTCTTTGAAAATGGCGCATCACCTAAGCATTTATTCCATACCGATAAAGAAATGGGTGTTGATCAGATAGATCAGTTCCGTGATGTTTACGACTCTCGCTATGCGGGCCCAGCCAATGCTGGACGCCCAATGATCTTAACTGAGGGCTTGAAAGTTGAGCAGCTTAGCATGAGCTCAGTTGATGCTCAGCTTTTAGAAAACCTTAAATACTCTGTTATTGATATTGCCCGCGCATGTCGTGTGCCGCCAGTGCTTATTGGCGCACAAGAAACCACATCGAGCTGGGGCACTGGCGTAGGTGAAATCACCCTTGGCTTTGTTAAATACCATTTAGAGCCAAAAGCCTATCTATGGGAACAAGAAATCAACCGTAAATTAGTGCGTAAAGATGATGAATTTGTCGAGTTTCAATTCAAAGGCTTTTTACGAGGTGATGCTAAAGCCGAAGGCGAATCATTGAGGCAAGCACGTGGAGGCTCAATGGGACCCGGCTGGTTAACACTAAATGAAATTAGAAAATTGAACAATGAGCCACCTATTGATGGTGGTGATGTTATTTATGAGCCAAAGGGGGCCACCAGTGAGCAAAAAGCTACTGCAGTTAATTAAAGACAATATCAATCGCACTGAACCAAGTATTTTGGTAGTCAATGCTGACACCAACGAGCCAACAATCTATCTTTATGATGTGATTGATTCTTACTGGGGCGTAAGCGCGGCTGACTTCAACAAAGAGTTAATGCAGCATAACGGTAAAACTGTGCATTTACGCATCAATTCACCTGGTGGCGATGTGTTTGAAGCCGAGGCTATGGCCACATTCATCAAGCAGCATGGTGATGTGATTGCACATATTGATGGCTATGCAGCCAGCGCGGCCACGCGTATTGCTAGCGCGGCTAAAACAGTGGCGATTGCTGAAGCTGGATTTTATATGATTCACAACGCTTGGACGCTAGCATACGGTAATAAAAACGAGCTACGCAGCACGGCTGATCTGCTAGACAAGGTTGATTCAACCATTATTGCCGACTATGCCAAGAAAACGGGTCAAAGCATCGAGCAAATTGTCACATGGATGGATGCTGAAACTTGGTTCACTGCGCAAGAGGCGCTCGATAATGGCTTTGTAGATAGCATTTTTACAGGTGAAAGCACCTCAAATAACGCCTCAGCGCAAGAAAAATCAAAAAACTGGAACCTTTCAGCTTTTGAAAATGCACCAAAAGCACTCACCGAGCCACCAAAACCCAACGAACCAGACCTGCTTAATCAAGCAAAAACACAAATCGAAGCGAATCAACGCCGCTTACGATTGTTAGAAATCGCATAACGCTCCTGCGTTTGTGACCAAAACCCGCCTAGTGCGGGTTTTTTTATGTCCGCTCACCACCCAACACGAAAGGAAACAAAATGAGCATCCAAGCATTGCGGGAGCAAAAATCAGCTCTCAGTAAAGAAGCAAACAACGTTTTAACCAATAAAGGCGATAAGCTTTGGACTAAGGAAGATCAAGCCAGTTTTGATGTTATTAGTGACAAGCTTGAATTGGTGAATAGCCAAATCGACGCACATCAAAAAATGTTAGATGATGCTGCTGATAACAGCTTCGATGATGTTGATGAATTCCGCATCAAAGGCAAAAAAGGCAAAGAAACTAACGAAGCTAAATTTGCTTTAAATGCTTTCCTGAGTAAGACAGATCGTCAAATGTCTGATGAAGAAGCTAATGCCATCCGCAATACCATGAGTACAACAACAGGCTCTGAGGGTGGTTATACACAAGCGCCATCAGTCGCGTCTGATTTAATTGATCTGATGAAAGCCTTTGGTTTTATGCGAGGTGTAGCAGACCAAATCACTACTAGTTCTGGTGCTGATTTAAGCTATCCAACCAGCGATGGTACTAGTGAAATTGGTGAGTGGGTTGCACAAAATACATTAGCTACAGATTTAGATCTTACTTTTGGTACCCGTGCAGTTAATGCATTCAAAGCTTCATCTAAAGTAGTCACCGTGCCTATTGAGTTACTACAAGATAGCCAAATTGATGTGCAAGCATTGGTATTTAAACGCTTGGCACAACGTATTGGTCGCTTAGGTAATGTAGGTTACTCAACTGGCTCAGGTACTGGTCAACCATTCGGTTTAGCCACTGCTGCAGGTGTTGGTAAAACTGGCACGACAGGCCAAACTACAACCATCATTTATGATGATCTCGTTGATTTAGTTGATGCCTTAGATGCTGCATATCTTGCTAATCCAAATATTGGCTTCATGATGAGTCAAACAATGCGCCGTGTCATTCGCAAAATTAAAGACACCGCAGGTCGCCCAATTTGGACGCCAGGCTATGAAGCCGGTATGACTGCAGCAACGCCAGATACTTTGCTTGGTTATCCTGTTTATTTGAATAACGACTTAGCGGCACCTGCTGCTAATGCAAAATCATTAGCTTTTGGTGATTTCAGCAAGTATCTCATTCGCGATGCAATGGATGTTACCTTGTTTAAATTCGACGATTCAGCTTATGTGAAAAAAGGCTGCTATGGCTTTATGGCATGGGCACGCACTGGCGGCAACTTGTTAGATTTGAATGCCGTTAAATTCTACCAACACTCTGCAACTTAATTTGCAGTTTTAATTGCAATACACAAAGGCGACTTCGGTCGCCTTTTTTAATGTAAAGGAACTTAACATGGCAAGCAAACTAAAAGCCGTTCGCGTATTAACGCTCTTAACTCTATTTGATGAGATTTTTGAGGCTAATCGCGTTTTGAATCTTGAACCAAATTTAATTAAATCATTAAAAGAATCTGGCCAAGTCGATGATACGCCAGCTGCAGTGAAATACTGCACAGAAGAATTAGGCGTAATACCAGTAACACCTGAAAAACCAGACGCCGAAAAAGTAGCTGAGCTTGAAAAGCTAGACTTAGCAATTAAGGCATTAGAAGCTGAGTTATTAGCAGCTGAAGCTGATAAAAAACCAGCAATCAAAGAAAAGCTTGATGCTGCAATATTAGCATTTACAGAGTTAGCTTAATCAACCGCTAAATTTTCAAATTAAAGCCCGCTTAATAGTGGGCTTTTGTTTGTGCGTTTAACTGACTTATCAAGAGTATTTTAAGGACTAATCATGACAATTCGTTTTCTAGCAGATTATGGACAATATAAAGCAAATGACACTGTCACACTTAGTGCCGGTGAAGAATCAACCCTAATCTCACAAAACTTTGCAACGAGTAATTTAACTGGTGGTACTGCTTATAATCCAGCATTGCCAGATGTACCAAGTTATGGATTGCATGTTAAAACTGTCAGTGCTGCCAAATTTGCACAAGTTCAAGCTGCTGGTGTGCCTAGTAATATCAATATTTCATACCGAGTGACTGAAACTGGTGTTGTTTGGAAATGGAATATATTGAGTGCAGCTTTTGTGGCTGAGGGGAGTGGTTCATCATCAGCTAAAACTATGCGTAACGTCTTAAAAGGCGTTGGTCACATGGTAAAAGATGCCTCAATATTGGAGATGAACTCTACCTGTTTAGTTGAAGCTGGTGACGATATTGAATATCTTGATATTCCATTTATGAATGCTACTATTGTCGGTGCTGATATAGTTGGCACTGGCATTGACATCACTGTAGGTATTGCTGTTAGATTTCCTGTTAATACAACACCGAGAGCGCAGTTATTTGGCGGTCAACCTACAATAGTCGTACCATCTGGCACAATTCAAACAGGCTCCGATAAAGTTTATGTTGGATGCAAAAAAGGTGACCTATTTCAGATTATTGTCTCTCAAAGAAGTGCTGGCGGCGTTCTAAAGTCGGGCGGTAATAACTCTCAAGATTTGCGAGGCGTATCTCTAGGTGAGCAGTGTTATTATTCAGTATCTCAAGGTACCTTGACATCACCTTTAGCAATAAGCGGGAACATATCGACTGCTGGCGGAACAACGACTGCTAACTGGACATATAGACCATTTGCTGGTTTAGCATTATCTAATGTGCCTAGTATTTTATATATCACAGATTCACGCGGAACAAAGAATACGTCTAATGATTTAATAACTGGCAACACTGGCTCAATAGGTTTCCCTGGTCGTTGGTTAGATAAATATACTTCGCACTCATATATGGGTATTGGTGGTGACAGATTAGATTATGCGTTAACTGGTAGTCGTGCTTTACTTGATTATATGATGACTCAAAAATGGTTTCAGTATGCATGGGTCGCTTTAGGCTATAACGATAAAGCCGCTGCCGTGTCTGATGCAACCATCATTGAAAATGCGAAGCTATACAGGACTAAGTTATTAGCTAATGGTCTACAAGATGTTTTCTTTGCTACACAGGAAAGTAGAAATACAAGCACAGATAGCTATGCAACTTTAGCCAATCAAACAACAGCAACTGCAATGAGCGCTATCAATACAGCACAACTTGCGGGCGACCCTAGAATGCCCGCAAGCCGAGTGTTTGATATTGCATCAATTAAGCAGGTTGGTGGTAAATGGCGTGTTAATGGCGCAGCTTTTGCGTACACCACGGAAGGTACTCACTCAACCAGCTTATCTAACCTTGAAGCAGCAAGTGAGGCTGATGCTTTGTATCAAAGCCGATTATTACAGTTAATTCCAGAGATTGCTTCTAACTCATATCCAAATAGATTAGCAAGCTGGACTGTGGCTCATACATTGGTTAAAGAAGAAAGTGGCGCGGATTTTGACAATCAGAATGCTGTAGCAATAGTTCCATTTACATTCCCAGCTTTCATTCGCGGCTTTGTAGCAGGCTTCTATGTTGACAATACTAATGGTGTAAGCATAACAGCTCCATCAGGAGTAACTATACAGTATGGAGCAACAGTAACGGCGGCGGCTGGCACTGTTACATCAACGGCTGTAGGCTCATACATGAAACTTGAGTATATTTCTCCAACCAAATTAATGGCTACTACAGTGATTGGAACTTGGGCTTAACTACCAGCCTTGAAAAAAATCTCTTTCTTGTTCATCCATTTTAACGTCTTTAGCAGGCGTGAAAATCCAACGCCAAATTGATTTTATTTTTTTAGCCAAGGTATCGCCCCTAAATTCTTATTAATTTTTTATTAATTATTAACTTACTTTTTAAATAATCATATCACTCAATTAGGTGATAACCAAACAGCCCATTAACTGGGGCTTTTTCTTGAGCAAAATATGACAACACGTTTAATTACACCACCTACTGAAGAGCCGGTAACGCTTGAAAAAGTGAAAACACAATTGCGTGTTGATGGCACTGAAGATGACATTCTCATTAGTAGCTTAATCACTGCAGCACGTGAGCAATGTGAACATATGATAAAGCGCAGTATTTTGCCGCAAACTTGGGAGCAAGTGCGTAGCGGCTTTGGTGGTGACAACATAAAACTGCTTAACCCTAGCATTATCAGCATTACCAGCATTAAATATATTGATGCAACTACAGCCAATGAGGTGACATTGTCATCTGGACAATACGTGCTAGATAAAGATGCTGAACCTGGTCTGCTTTACCCAGCTAATGGCACTTCATGGCCTAGCACTTTATGCCTAACTAATGCCGTCAGAATTCGCTATCAGGCAGGTTATGCCGATGAGGCTAGCGTGCCCGCCAGTATTAAAAATTGGATAATGCTTGCGGTTGCTGAAATGTACAACTGTGGTTGCGATAGTTTGCCACATGATTTTATGGATGGAATGCTAGACCGTTATCGTATTTGGAGTTTGTAATGGCTGCACCTTGTCCACGTGATCTTAATCGTCGCATTATCATTGAGGCGCTGACACAAACCAAAGATACGCAGGGCGGCATGGTCGATACTTGGTCTACATCTGCTGTAGTGTGGGCTAAGATTATGAATCTATCTGGCAATGAGCGTAAGCTCACCACGCATGGTGGTGATGCACCAGAGGCACGCACTGAGTTTACTATTCGTTATCAAGTTGGCATTACACCTAAACACCGTATTAATTATGCTGGCAAGCTTTACAACATTAAGCATGTGAATGACTTTAACGAGCAACACAAATTTTTAATCTTAACCTGCGACACTGGGCTTAACCAAGGTAGATAGCATGGCTGGCACGCAGATAACAGGTCTAACAGAGCTTAATAAAAGATTTAAAGAGCTTGATACCAATCTGAGCAAGAAAGTCAGTTTTAAGATGGTTTCTAGCGGCGCGGCTATCATTAAAAAAGAGGCGAAAAGAATCGCACTTTCAAAGGGGCTACGTAAATCAGGTGCTTTGATTAATAACATTGTAATTAAGCGTGAGAAAAATCCACCTCCATACACCATTCAATACAATATTGGCGTGCGGCATGGTAAAGCACTAGGCAAAAAAGCAGTTAAAACGGTGGCTTATTCTAAGCGTAGTGGCAAGGCTTACACCAAGCGAGAGAATGACCCTTATTATTGGAGCTTTGTAGAGCTTGGACATAAGACAGTTGCTAGATTTAATGGCCAGTCTGGAGGCGGTATCACCAGTTTCATGACCACTTTAAGAAACGGTCAGCGCGTTAGAAGAAAACGTGAGTATAAGAACGCAAGTATTACTGGCAGACGCAGATCATCTAATGGATTTGTAGCAGCCAAGCCATTTATTCAACCGTCATTAGTAAACAAGCAGCAAGAAGCTATTAATCAAATGGGTAAAGTGCTCGATAAAGAGTTATTAAAGGCCAATCAATGAGCATCAAGCAAACAGTATTAACAGCGTTATCTGCTGTTTTAAGCAATACCTGGGCAGTTGAATTGCCGGCGGATCCAACTTTTCCAGCGATTGTGTTTGAAGTTGATACCACGCCAGAACAGCAATGGGTGCAAGGCGGTGGTTATGATCAACATACTATTAGCGTCATCATCTTGGCTAGAACGCTTAATGAAGTGAATACGCTTAACTTGGCAGTTATTGCTGCAATGGAAGTGATACCAGGCTATTTGCTTGATGGTGATCGAGGTGATGCAGCTTATGAAGATGATGCAAGTGTTTATGGGTACTTTAGCAACCATGTGATACGACTACAACGTAATTTAGGATAATTTTTAACACCAATAGAACCCGCCAAGTGCGGGTTTTTTTATGCCCGCTACCAGCAATGTTAGCGGGCTTTTTGTTTGGAGTAAGCCATGAATAAAAAAGCCGCGATTGCTGATTCTAAAAAATTCGTTGAAGCAGCCGTCGAAGCACCACCAGCCACACAAACCCATCAAGACGAATTCGCAGGGCAGGGCGGTTCGTACTTTATCGACCCTGTCACCAATCAACGCGTTAAAAATTTAGGAGAAACACAACATGGCTAAACTCATGCGTAATATGTTGCTGCTGGTTAAGATTCAACCAGTCGCCAATACGGATGCCGTACCAACTGCAGCAGCGAACTCGATCTTAGCGCGTGGTATTGCACCTCAACCAGTGAATGCTGAGTTTGCAGACCGTGACTTGATTAGACCTTACTTTGGTTATACAGGCCAAGTGCAAGTGCAATCATACTCAATGATTGAATTTGAGGTTGAATTAGCCGGTGCTGGCGCTGCGGGTACTGCGCCTAAATGGGGCCCATTGTTACGTGCTTGCGGTTTCTCTGAAACAGTTTCAGCTGCAGTAAAAGTGGATTATGCACCAATTACGACTGCGCAAGAGGCCGTAACCATTCATTGCTATTTAGATGGCATTAAGTATGCGATGACTGATTGCAAAGGCACTGTGTCATTTGATTTGAATGCTAAATCAATTCCAGTGATGAAGTTTAAATTCACAGGCTTTTCAATTACGCCAACAGATACAGCTAACCCAGCGGGTTCAGATTTCTCAGGCTTTATTGCGCCATTGGCAATCAATAAACAAAACACGCCGACATTTACTTTGCATGGTGCAGCTGTTAAGGCCACTTCACTCAGTATTGATATGGCAAACCAAGTTGATTACCGTAACTATATTGGCTCTGAAAATGTGACTTTTACCAATCGTCAACCAGTAGGTAACACTGCATTTGAACTTGATACTGTAGCTACTAAGGACTGGTACTCAATTGTGCGACTCGGTACGCTTGGTACATTGCAATTAGTACAAGGTGCAACTGCTGGCAACATCGTTCAAATCGACGCACCGAAGGTACAGCTTACTGCGCCATCAATTAGTGATGATAATGGCCTAGCGTTCCTTAATCTAAGTTTGGCGCTTCAGCCAAACGCAGGTAATGATGAGATTGTAATCAGCGTTAAATAATTCCTCCCTGCTGAATCTAGCAGCTTTGCCCGCATGGTTAACACTATGCGGGCTTTTTTATTCTAAAAAGGTTCTATTCATGGCTTTTAAAATTGCACAAACACCTAGTTACAAAATGCCAGTAAAAGTGGCTACACCTAACGGTAGGGGCGGCTTTGATATTTCAGAGTTTAAAGCTGAATTTAAGCGTTTAACTTTTGATGAATTAACAGCACTTAAAGACAGTGGAAAAACACATAAAGAAGCCTTGGTTGAAGTGTTAGTTGGTTATTCAGACCTGACTGATGAAGATGATCAGCCTCTTGATTTTAACGAAGCTAATGTAAAAGCTTTGCTGAATATTCCGCAAGCATTAGCGGCACTGGTAGAGGCATTCTGGGCAAGCATCTACAAGGCAAAAGAAAAAAACTAGCAGAGGCGGCGCGATTCTGGGCGGGTGAACGTGATGAAGCACTGAATAAAATCAGCGTTGATGATGACGTAGTTAACTCGCTCAAACAGGCAGGCGTGCCAGCTGAAGATATTGCCAAATTTATAGGTAAGCGCAAACCTAATTCTAGTGAACAAGACTTTGAAGTATGGCCAGATAACTGGGAAACATTCATTTTTTTCATTGAGCTTTCTACCCAGTGGCGTTTAGTTTCAGGCATGTCAGGCAATGTCATGGTGGGTTTAGATTACACAGGTGTTGAAGCCATGATGCGCATTAAAAACATTCCAAAGAAACAAAAATTAACATTATTTAGCGAGCTACAAATAATGGAACGTGAAGCGCTAGAAGTGCTGAATAAGCCGAAAGATAAAAAGGATTGATATGAGCGCACTAGGCAAACTTGTAGTAAGTCTCTCTTTAGAATCAGCTCAATTCACTAAAGGCTTAGATAAATCTACTCAAGAAACACAGCGTTTTTCTAAAAATACACAAGGCAGCTTAGTTGACTTAGATAAAGTCGCGAGCCAAGCATTTAGTAGTATGGCTAAAGCGGTATTGTTACCTGTTGCCTCATTTGTCAGCGTGTCTGCAGCGCTTTCATTATTAAGCAACTCACTCGACTTCGCTGACAAAATCAATGATATTTCATTAGCAAATGAAGTGGCAGTCGGTACTGTATTAAATCTATCACAAGCGCTTAGCTTAAATGGTGGTCAAGCTGAAAATGCTAGTAAGCTATTTTCATCCTTAACTGCAAAATTAGGTGAAGCAGCTGATGGTAGCGAAAGCGCACAAGCTGAATTTAAGAAAGTTGGGATTACCCTAAAAGATTTAGCTACATTAGATGGTCAAGCTTTGTTTGAAAAAACCCTTGAGGGTTTAACTGCGATTGAAGATCCTGTCACTCGTAATGCTGTGGCCATGACTTTATTAGGCAAGGCAGTTAAAGGCGTTGATATTGCTGGGTTAGGTTCAGACTTTGCTAGTCATAAAAAAAACTTTGAAGATGCAGATGAAAAGTTCAAAGCCATTGGTGCTGCAATCGATAAAATTGATGAGGCTTCAACCAAATTAAAAACATCAATTGCAGTCAGTATCGAGCCTTGGTATGTAGCTTCGATTGATTACATCGATAAGTTGATTAGTGGCTACGCTACGCTTGAAGAAAATATCCGCAAGGCTAATAAAGCACAAGCAGGTGATGGTAAGTGGACCGCCGCGCCTAAAATTACTGATAAACCAACATTTGGTAGCTTTAGTTTACCTGCTGAATATCAAGGTGGCTCTGTACGCGATGTCATCGATACCGCTGCAAACAATGCTAGCAAAAAAGCACAGTCAGACGCAGAGTCTGCTGCTAAAGAAGCCGCTAGAAAAGCTATGGCTGAGCATAAAAGATTAAATGATCAAAAGCTTAAAGACATTCAAGATGAAATTGATTTTGAAACAGAACAGAAGGAAGCTCTAAATGCAAAAGAATTAAAAGATGCAAAAGAGCTTTATGAAAATAAAATTAAATACATCGATCTGATTCAAAGCCAAAGTGAAAAAGCATTTGAAGAGGAGTTGCAGCGCCAAGATGACTTAAAGCGTATTGATACTGAGCGTGCAGATAATATCAACCAGACCATTACCGATGCTTTAATGCGCGGTTTTGAAAGTGGTGAAAGCTTTGCTCAGAACTTTAAAAACACGCTAATCAATACATTCAAAACACTGGTTTTACAGCCAGTGATCAGCTTTATTGTGAATCCAATTGGCGGCGCTATCTCTGCCGCAATTGGTGGCGCTCTAAGTTCAGGTACTGCTAATGCTTCAACAGGTGCAGTAAGTGGCGCTTCAATATTCGATACTATTAGCAAGGGCTTTAGCTCAATAAACAGTAATTTCACCAGCACAATTGAAAATTTAGGCACATTCTTATCTACTGGTAACGGCGGATTAGGTGATGCTATCGGCGGTTACTTAGGCGAAAACGCTTCAGCCATCTCTGATGGTTTTGGTTATTTAGGGGCTGTTTATGCTTTATCACAAGGTAAATATGCTACGGCCATTGGTTCTGCTGTAGGCACTTATTTCTTTGGTCCAGTTGGCGGCGCTGTTGGCGGCGCAATAGGTGGGTTAGTGGACAATTGGTTAGGTGGTAGTGGACATGCTGAAACTAAAGCTTATGCGAATACGCAAATTTCTAGCACTGGTACTAAACTTCTCAATTCAAAAATAACTACTGGCAGAGGCGGTGGCGATGGCGGTTATGATTTAGGGATTAAAGCTGGTCTTAGTATTAGTGACAGTATTGGCGAGCTAACTAAAGCACTTGGTGGCACGATAGAAAAAGCATTTACCTTGGGTACTGTTTATCTATCTAAATACAATGCCTATTCAATTTTTGTAGGTAGGGAAGGCACTCGCAGGGGGTCTGATTTTAACTTTAATGCCGATGATAGCTCTAATGGCGCTGCTTATACATTCTTTCTAGCTATAAAAAAGGGCTTTATTGATATTGATCCGGCACTACAAAAAATAATAGACCGTTCAAATATTGTACTCAACAATTCTTTAGCTGCAGCTAATGCATTAGGTGTTATTCAGCAAATTAATTCAGCATTAGGCGACTTGCCACCAATATTCAAATCAATTGGCGATGCTATCAAGAGCACGGTTACTGTAGATACAGTTGCAGATTTACAAGCTAGATTCGCAGCAATCAATACCTATACTGGATTGTTCTATACAGATTCAGAAAAGATGGCTACATTTACCAAGCAGCTAAGCACTACGTTTGGTGGTTTAAATGTTGCATTACCTGGTACGCGTGATGGATTTAGAAGTTTAGTTGATGGCATTGATACAACGACAGCTAGCGGCCTAAGCTTATTCAATCAACTGATTGATTTAGCACCAACGATGGATAGCTATTACAAAGCACTGCAGTCGCAAGCTGATGGCATCAATCAGGTAAATGCAGCTTTAGCTGAAGGCTTAGATAAAAATCTGTTCAGTACCTATGCAGACTACATCAGTGCACGCGCTAATGTAATGGCGGGACAATCACCATTGCCTTATGTGGGGGATATGGCAACTCGCTCAAGCAGTGGCAATGTTGAATTGTTAGCTGAAGTTAAATCATTACGCGCAGAGCAAGCATCTAATGGGGCAACTATGAAAGTGGTATTAGAGGCTATTGCCACTTATACCTATAACTCAGCTAAAACACTCAAACAATTTAATAACGATGGCTTGCCGGCTGAAAGGACTGCTTAATGCAAATTATCAAGCCAGAGTACACAAAAGATGCCACATTGCTTGCCAGCAATGTGGCTGAAGATGATTACGATTTATATGATCCAACTATAACTTATGCGCTAAATGATACTTTAATATTTGTTCAAGCAAATACTCATTGGGTCATTCGTTCTTTAATTTCCGGTAATGTTGGCAATATACCAACAGGCATAAAAACAGATCCTAACTGGGTTAAGATTTCTGAAACTAACCGATGGAAAATGCTTGACTTAAAGTCAACGAGTCAGACATATAACAACGAATCAATTGATGTCACTATTGTTGGAGTGGGACAAAATGATGCCGCAACATTTTTAAATGTTGATGGAGCTAATTTAACTTTTATTGCTAAAGACCAGTTTGGATCAATCATTTATAGTGTTTATCAGTCACTTGTTTCAGTCGAAGGGATTTATGATCCTTACACTTACTTTTTTAATCCTATTGTTAAATTAACAGATATTGTATTTATAGACTTGCCGCCATATGCATTAGCTACATATCAAGTAATTATTAGTAGTCCTAGTTCAATTGCCAAGTGCGGAACCATGTTAATAGGTAAATTAATTGATGCAGGGAGTACTAAATATGGAATGAGAATAGGCAGCACGGACTATTCAGTGAAATCTGCTGATGAACTTGGTGATTTTGTGATTACTGAACGAGCTTATAGTAAAGAGCTAAGTGTGATTACTTATGTTAAGAAAAATCAAACAGATAGTTTTATAAATTTCTTAAATTCAATTAGAGCCATACCCGTGGTTTGGATTGGAACAGCTGAATATAGTAGTTCATTTATATATGGATTTCATAAAGACTATGGGGCAGTAGTTGAGTACCCTACAGAAACATTATTTAATCTTGAAATTGAAGGTTTAAGTTAATAAGCTCCTCCAAACAAACCCGCCTAGCGCGGGTTTTTTATTGCCTGAAAGAAACCTATGAACATTGATACCGTTCCACCATTTCCCCTTAGAAGCCAGGGGCTAACTCAAGCTTCTTATAGTGCAGGGGTCGAGGCAAGCCTTAGCGCAATGCCTACATTTATACAGCAATTAAATGCTGTTGGATCAGCATATGCTTTAACGACCAATGGATCGTCAACAAGCAGTGTAGCAATTGGTACTGGTTCAAAATCATTTACTGCTCAAGTTAGTTTGGGCTATATCGTAGGGATGACTCTACGCATTGCTAATTCATCGACTAATTATATGACTGGTGATGTAACTAGCTATAACGTCAGCACTGGCGCATTGGTGATGAATATCACATCTGTGACTGGTAGTGGAACCTTTGCCAGTTGGTCTATCAGTATGGCTGCGGTAGGTGCAAACTCTGCGGCTACAATATCGTTCTCGCCGGCAGGCAATATTTCAGCATCTACTGTGCAAGCTGCAATTCAAGAGTTAGATACTGAAAAGCTATCTAGTGCAGCAGGGGCGGTAACAGGAACCAACCTAGAGGACATTATAACAGGCGGCTCAGTTGGTGGATCTGCATCTATCCCAGTGATTACTTATGATGCTAATGGTCGCATTACTAATGTCGGTTCAGCTAGCTTCTCAACTAATAGCCACATTTTACTCGGGACGCTAATAACTACTAGCGGAACAACTCAAACACTTTCAGGATTAACCCTAACTGGCTATAAACAACTATTTATTGAATTAAATGGAGTTAGTCATAATTCTGGCACCGCTCAGATATTTAAAGTTGGTTCTGCGGAAGTAATTAGTAATGTAAGTGCAGCTAATGCTTTATACACAGCAATTCAATTAGCGTTAGTTGGTGGTGGTGTGCCATCTTACGTAACGGGGCAACCTCCAAGCGTTAGTTCCGGTGTAACAAACGCTTCAACTTCAATTACTTTCAGCTTTAGTGCCGGCTCATTCGATAACGGCTCAATTCTAGTTTATGGGGTTAAATAATGATTCATGTTAATAAGAATGCAAAAACTGGCGAAGTGACTAGCATGCCTTTTACGCAAGCAGAAATTGATGCATATAACTTATCAATAGCACCTACTTTTGAAGATGTTAGAAAAGCTTTGCAGTTAGCGATTGATGTAAAAGCGCAAGCCCTAGGCTTTAGTGGAGGCAATGCACTAATGCTTTATGCAGGGTTTACCAATCAATTCCAATCACTCGCGCAAGGGTTTGCCGTATGGGAGGCTTCAGTATGGGTAGAAGCAGGGCAGTATAAAGCCGAAGTTATCGCTGGTACTAAACCAATGCTAACACCATTAGAGGCGGTGGCACTTATGCCGACATACCCATGAAGCTTCTAAAAATTCTTAATGCTTTGTAGATACTCTTATTATTTTAAAGCTGTAGTTAAAAAGTAAGTAGCTCAGCCGCCTTCGGGCGGTTTTTTTATGTCTAAAAATAAGAAAGGTTAGTTATGCCAGATCCAGCAACACACGCGGCCATTGCGAGTAATGCAACTGCTGCATCCATGGTGGGGGTCGCTGCTATTGGTCAGACTCTCGGTTTAGATTATGTGGCAATGTTTTATGCCTTCATGGGCGCAGTCTGCTGGCGGGCAATTCAGCCAAAATTAGCGCCTACGTTTGATGAAATTAGCGGTGCTTTGGGTTGGGCGGTATTGGCCATGATGTTAGGCACATTAGGCGCTGTAGTTTTAGCTTTAGTCGCTGAGAATTATTTTGAGTTTATAAAGCAAGCACCGCATTCAACAGTGATTGGTTTGTTAGCCTCATTGCTTGGTTTTTTCTGCGTGCCTATAGCTCAAAAATGCGTACAGCTCATCAAAGACTGGAGACAACCATGATTTTACTCATCTCCCATACGTTTTTTGTAATAAGTTTACTCATCTTATTTGCAGCTGCCTGGTTAAAAGTTTGCGTACTTGATCATGATTTATCTGGCCATAACATTAGCGCCATTTGTTTGATATTTGGCGTTGGTGTGTTGGGTGGCAATGAGTTTGTACCGCTAGTCGTTAACGGCACGCTGTATGTGATTGGTAAAGCTGTGCTGTGTTTTGGCATATTTCTCTGGTTAGTTGAAGATAGGCGGTTAAGATGAAAAGAACGATCAACGCAATCATCATTCATTGCGCAGCCACACCAAACGGCAAGGATTTCAGTATTGCAGCGCTAGATGGCATGCACTCATTACGCGGCTTTAAACGTGACAGCCAAGCCTGCAGAAACTTCAACCCTACACTTAAATCAATTGGGTACCACTTTGTGATTGAAGTTGATGGCAGCATTAAAACAGGTAGAGGCATTGAAGAGATTGGGGCCCACGTACAAGGTAGTAATGCCAAATCAATCGGCATTTGCATGGTAGGCACTGACAAATTCACTGAAGCGCAATGGAAGTCACTACGCGAGTGCTTAATCAATCTGGCCAGCAAGATACTAGGTCGCACCATCATGACAGCTGACTCGATGCTTAAATCGTTCAACGATGCTGGCATTACGATTAAAGGCCATCGTGACTATTCACCTGATCTAAATGGTGATGGCATCATCGAGCGCAATGAGTGGATAAAGATTTGCCCTGGCTTCGATGTTGCTGCATGGATCAAAGATGGATTAATGCCGGTGAGTGGGAGCTTGCTGCTATGAAAATATATCAAGATTTTAATCAGAATAATGAGCCAAGCGGATTGGCATTTTTTTGCAAAGGCTGCAAACAGGTTCATGTAGTAAATACTGATCCAAGTAAACGGTGGGGGTTTAATGGTGATTTTGAAAATCCGACATTAACTCCATCAATTCTTGTTAACTTTCCAGCAAATCCTAATGCAGGTGAAAATTTCAAAGAGTGGCGAACAGCTAGAGTTTGTCACTCATATGTCACTGATGGAAACATTCAATATTTGAGTGACTGCACACATGAACTTGCTGGCCAGACGATCGAGCTGCCAGAGTTTAAATGGGATGATGAAGATGACTAAAAAATCAATCATAGGCTTTGCTGTTTTATTATTTCTAGGGATTACACTACTTTTAATCATTCAGTGGTTTAAGCAAGATGTAAGTAAACCTGTTGCCCCAGTTGGCTTGCATGAAATCGCAGCGCCAGCCAAGCAAGTGGCAGCCATACCAAAGCATCAAGCCGTTGTTAAAAGTGGCACAGTGCGCGTTTATGAGAGCCGTGCAAAAATAGTACTCAAGTTACCTGAAGCCATTAAGCAAGATGAAGCCAAACAGGTGCTTGAATCTATTCGAGTGAGTTCAGACGACCACGATCAGACTATTACCACAGTTTTAAATACTGAAACCGGTGATACTGAGACTTTAGTTAGGCGTGAACCATTGCCGTGGATTGCCTGGCGCAATGATGGATCTGCAGGTCTTTATACAGGCATTAAAAACGGCACACCAACTGCAAGGCTAGAGTTAAAACAAAGTCTATTCAGCGTAAAAGAGATTAGATTTGGTGCGGTGGCCACTGTGGATCAACCACTAGGGTATTCAGCAAGAGACTCACCTGATTACTTTGTGGGAGTAGGGGCTGAGTATCGCTGGTAGGAATTCGGCACACCTAGTGAAAATATCAAGAATAAAGGGGCCTGAGCCCCTTTATTTAAATCAACCTACTTTTTATTTCGCGCCTGTGTCAAAGCTGAAGCAGCTACTGATTTTTCTGCTTTAGTTGAATTTGGATCACGTAATATTGCTGAAGCTTTTGTTGCTACTGCAGCACTGGTTTTTTCATTACTTGGTTTTTTAGCCATTTTAAATTTCCTATAAAAAATATTTAAACTAACTGTATTGAGTAATTGCCACCAAGTACATTTACATTTATTATGTGCTTAGTGTGCTTAATACAGTATTACTGGGTATTGCACTACCATGGCTCATAAATAGACGTTCTTCCCGGTCGGACTATTTATGGGCCTTCCTTTATGGTTCTAGCAGGGTAGTATCATGCATTGCTACTAGAACCAAATCATCTTCTCATTAAAAATTCCTCCATAAGCACAACATGCAGTGATTTATCTATATTAAATCACTATATGTTTTAGTTGCATAGTGTAAAAATTCAAAAATTAATAATTTTATGGAATTCAGTAATATATTCAGGAGGATACCTGCTATTTATTTATTTTGGATGTGTGTTAGATTTTACATTACAATTTTTTTTAGAATAACAGCTTTTTGCCAGCTTTTTCTTAAACTCATTGACTGGCGTGGTCTTCCGTTGGTTCGATTCCCGCCAGCTCCACCAATAAAGTGCAATAAAATCAATATGTTATATTGATTGAATGTTAAAAAGTTGGCAATTTAATAAGGTGTTTTAGGGTTTAATTGCCAGCTTTTTGACAGCTTTTTTACTAAACATCTCAACGGCTTTATCACCTGCATCGGGGATAGAGTCTTTGATAAATTTAGCGTAAGTTTTTCTTAGGCTAGCCCAGTCGGCGTGGCCCATTTGTTGTGCTAGCCATGCGATAGATTCGCCTGCTGTTAACATCATGCTGGCATAGGTATGTCTAGTCTGATATGGACGTCTGTATTTAACTTTGGCGCGTTTTAAAGCAGGTTGCCAGATTACTTTGCGTAGACGTTGATCACCAGTTAGTGCCTCACCTGTATGTGAACTTTGAAATATTTCTTGATTCTTTAATAGCGTATATTGCTTTTGGTCATTCAAGGCTTCCATTGCCGGTGCCAATATTTTAACCTCACGATTACCCGCTTTAGTTTTAGGCTCTTCAAACTCATCTGAAGCCTGTGTCATCGCTTTATTTATTTTGATGGTACCGCGCTGCCAATCGATATCATCCCATTGTAATGCCACCAATTCACTGGTTCTTAATCCTGTCCAAAACAAAAACTTAAATATATTGTGATCTTGACCAGTTAGTTCATTAAGTATTAATTCTTGTTCATTGGCCGTAAATGGATCGACATCATCCACTTTTTTAGGAGCTTCTTTATTCTCATATTTCCAGCCATAAAGCGGATTGCTTTCGATTAGCTCATCATTGACAGCATCCTGCAGGGCGCTACGCATTACACTTTGAATATTAGCCATGCGTTTATTACTGCAGGTCATTCCTGCTAGCCATTTACGGACATCTACACGTTTTATATCACTAATGTTCATGCCCATAAATTGCGGAATAATCAGATTGTTAATGATTTTTGTGTAATCAAGTAGCGTTGATGATTTTATTTGCTTGGTTTTAGCTGTAATCCAGTCATCGAAGTAGGTTTCTGAAGCTAATGCTTCACCTTGTCTTTCTATGAATTGTAAACGGCGTGGTGAATCTGGAAACGTGGCTTTGTAATCAAATGTATTATTTTCAATGGCTGTTAGAATTGCGCCTAGGTGATTTTGTACGCGCTTTAGATTAGTGGCGCTGGGCTGGAGCTTGATTCTTTCACGGCACCTGATGCCACGAAACGTGAAGGCGATTTCATAGCTTGATGCTGACGCTTGCGTAACCCCGCTGCCGTTTCTACCCATTGTTCGTATCCTTCAATTGAAATTAAGTTTCTGCCATCAGGTGCTTTGACAAAAACTTTGCCTTCTAACCATATGCCATCACGAATTTTAGTATTAACGGCGGCTTCTGTGTAGCCGGTTAATTCTTCAAACTTTTTAATAGTGACATACTTTATCATCATTATTTTGAAAATCCAGTATGTGCCAATGCTGCTTTGTATGAATTTAGTGCTTGGTTTCTGTCGAAGATGCCTGATTCATGTTGTCTTAGTGTGTGGTGGTAACGCCTGCGAATGTATGCACCGGCTGAAATGTGATGCGGCCATATTACATAGCCTAAAAATGGTACGCCCGCAGCTGTTGGCGCTATACGTATTTTCTTTGGGTGAATGGTGATGCCTTCTGCTGATAGTTTTTCAGTGATTAATCGGCATATATTCTGCATCTGCTCACGTGTTTCACCGAGAATGACCATGTCATCTACATAGCGTATGTAGTGTTTAACTCGCAGCGTTTCTTTTATCCAGTGATCAAACTCATTTAGATAGATGTTTGCAAATAGCTGGCTGCTTAGGTTTCCAATTGGCATGCCTTTATTTAAGTTGGTTCTATACAAAGAACCAGGCGCAAATAATTCATCATAGTTATCACCTGTTCTATATGAGTCAATGAGACTAATGATTAGCTGGCGTACATCATGGTCGCCAATGTAGCGTAAAGCACGTTCTTTTAACTGCGCGTGCGGTACTGAGTAAAAGTATTTTGATATATCGAGTTGCAGTACCCATTGTGTATTTTCTCTATGGGTAAATTTAGCTAGTCGATTAACTGCTGCATGGCTACCACGTCCTGGCAAGTTGCCAAATGTGTCGTGAATAAATCTAGGTTGCCAGATAGGTAATAGGTATTGATAAAGCATCCAATGCACAACGCGGTCTTTGGTTGGTGCATCCACTACATCGCGAAATTTCTTTTCACGCACAGTGAATGTTTTGTATGGACCAAAGGTATATGTACGTGTGCGTAGACGTTGCTGAATCGTTGTAAGGTAATTTAATGCATCAGCATCAAAACGTTGAATGCGTAGGCTATGGCCTTTACTTCGTTTTGATTTAAGCCAGCATGCATAGAGATTGTCTAGGCTGGTGATGTTGGTGAAATCGCTCATTAGAATAAGCTCCCCTGGGCGGCGCGTTCAACGATTACTAAATAATCATATCCATCGCCATTCATGCCACCTTTATTCATACTGTAACCAGATGAACCTGTTGCCCATGGGTGTATTTTTCTGCAAAAACCATCAACCATTTCAAAGCTATTGAAATATGATGGACTTTTATCTGAAAATTGACTTTTTGCAATACACTCAAAACACAGTCCGCCATAAGCTAAATAAACTTCATTAACAAGGTAATTGCAGAAGCCGTTAAGCTCTTTTATTAAGTCACCTATTTGTGGTGGTTTGTTCATACGACCGCTTTCCACAACAGCACCCATAGGCACTGCTGCGGTTTTCGGTTTGGCTTTTTGCCTTGCTTTTGCAGTTTCCTGCGGGATGCTCTCGACCAAGATTGAACCTTCCGTGGCAATTAAGCCGCCGTCTAGGTGTTGTAATGTTGGGTCAGCGGAAGCCGACATTGTCGTTGTCGTTGTCAGGCCAGTCGTTGTTGAGGTAGAACGCGCCTGCGTTGTCGTTCGAGTTCCAGTAGCCGCCCCGAATGAGCGCATTGCCAGACTTTCCAGAGCGCACCCTGTATCGTTCATAGGGCCACCTTTTGTGCGCGTTGTAAGCCGCCTAAAATGCGTCCAAGCTCGACCACTAAACCGACTCTGTGCTCAAAGGCAAAATTGAATCGATTTAGTGCTTTAGCCTGACAAATGTAATGACGCAGTAAATCTATATCTGCGGATAGTTTTTTTAGCAGCTGTGGCTTGTTATCTTCATTGCCGTATAGGTAGATGTTACACATGATACGTTGCATAGTTTCTCGCACGCTTTCGCCCCACGTGATGCGAAGATCACGTGGTAATTTAATCAGGTCTTGCAGCAGTTGGTAATCAAGCTCTTCAGCTTTAGTTTTGAATAGAAAATCCTGCATGTTTGGGTTGGCCAATGCTTTGGCTGTGGATGCTGTATTGAGCTGCTTATTGGTGACTAAATCCGCAATTACCTGATTAACTATGTCATCAGAAATCGTATCAAGCATCATGTTTGACACGGTTGCCTCGCAAAGCTCAAGACCGCTTTTTGTGGCCAACACGTAAGATAAGTTTTGTTCATCCACCAACGGCCATAAACGCTGCTTGTAGTTAGCAATAGGGAAGCCAACACGTAGGTGCGGTGTATGCGCTGGGCCAGCCAATTTAAGCTTATATTGCTTGAGCACGTGCAAGGCATAGGCGGATTTATTGAACGCCTGTAAAAACGTGCCAGATTCTACCAATACCAAGTGTTGCGGATAGGTCTGTTGCAATTTTTTGGCTATTTCAACGTGTGGATTATCCGTGCTGAAAGTCACTTCGATGCCTTTGATTTGAGAGTGCATAGTTAGGCCTCAATACCAAAACACCACCCAGGTTCAGTCATTTTCCCTAAAGTGACGGTAATCAATTCTTTTTCTGTTCTTCCTTCATCACAGAAAATTTCTAAATCATCAGACTCAGGTTCGCCTGTGTAATACATATCATCGACAGTATCTTCTTTGCTTTCGCCGGTATCTTTCATGGCTAACTCAATGGCTTGATCAGCACTGTATGCCGCGTACCAATCATATTCGCTAATTCTGTAAGCTTTTAACTGACACATTTTATTTTCTCCTATTAAAGCCGTCCGCCTTTCAAGCGGACGGCATGAGTGACAAGTGACTAGAGACTCTTGGTGCAGCGGAAGCCGACACGGTCGCTGTCGACGCCAGGCCAGGCGTCGCCGAGGCAGAACGCGCCTGCGCTGCCGCCCGAGCCCCAGTAGCCGCCCCGAACGAGCGCAATGCCAGACCAATCCCATACCTTGTAATCCCCCATACCTTTTTCACGGCTAGGATAAGGGGCCGTTGTAATGCTTGGGGAGTCCTTAGCAAAATCTCTGGCAACAACACCATTCTCATCACCTTGTACGTCATCAAATACCCAGCTGTAAATATTGCCGCTAAAGTCGTAAACACGTTCACCGTTAGATAAAGCATGCCAACGGCGCTCTGCTGTGTCAGTACTTTCGTAATGGCCGTCTTGAGCTTCATCAACGTTGCCTTTATGTAGGCCTCGATAGACTTCACCTTCACCAACTTTGCCGCTGGTCCAGTTAATATCTTGCTGGGTTATTTGGTAAGCAATGGCTAAATATTGCAATTCAGTAATGAGTGAGTAGCCAACTTCTGCGCAAGTTTTTTTAGCATTGTGAAAATTGATATTTGACCAAGGTTTACGTGAGGCGGTCACAATTGCAGTGCCTAAATCTGATTTGCTGCAGGCATATTTACCTACCTGAAAGGCTGCTATTACTATGCCGCTTGGTAAGGTGGTTTCGGGTACGGTAATAAACTCGTCATTTGATTGAATCTTGCTGTTAACAAACATGCGCAAATCAGCAGATAATGCAGGATGTGTTTCCGCACATGATTTAGCATAAGCATTTATTGCAGGAATTGCGTGTTGATCTGTGCTTAGGTTTAATACAAAGTATTCATCGTTTTCATGTTTTGCACCTGGTGAGCTTGTGCCGTCGGTACGGATGACTTTATATTTTGCATATAAGCCTAAATTTTTAACATCAGTAATGGTGTTCATTGTGATTTAACCTTTCTTTTGGTGGATGATTGTTATTTCAATTTATGTGTTGTGACATTACCCTCAACAGTCACGTTGCCATTCTTGGTTGAGTGCTGCCTGTTTTGATCACTCTGTGTAACTTGATTTTCTAGTTGCGGAACGTGAGATAATTTTTGAAAGAATTGGGTATCGACGCTACCGTTTACCC